TGCTAAGGCTTCATTTGCAACTATGAAAGCAGGGATAATGAGTACAGGTATTGGGGCATTAGTAATTGCAATAGGTTCATTAGTTACTTATTTTACTAGCACTAAAAGAGGTGCGGATCAATTAGCACAAGCATTTACAGCTGTAGGAGCTATTGTTAGCGTTTTAACAGATAGAATAAGTAAAGTAGGTGAAGCCATTAGCTTTGTATTTTCAGGAGATTTTAAAGCAGCAGGTGAAGCATTAAAGGGTACGTTCTCAGGTATAGCAGATGAAGTTGAGAGAGAAGTAAAAGCTATGGTTGCTTTAAAGAAAAGAACGCAAGAACTTAGGGATGCTGACAATGCCTTTATGGTTCAAAAGGCTAAGACTAGACAGGAAATAGAAAAAGCTAGACTAAATGCAGAAGATGAAACCAAGACCGCAAAGGAAAGACTAACAGCTCTTAAAAAAGCATTAGAACTTGAAGCAGAAACTACAGAACAAGAAATAGTATTAGCAAAAGAAAGAGTAGCTATACAAGAACAAGAAATGGCTTTAAGTGAGAACATGGCTGAAGATGAAGAAAAGTTAGCTCAGTTAAAAGTAAGATTAATAGAAACAGAAACAGCTTCTGTTAAAATGAGAAGAAGGGTTGTTACAGAAGTAAACGCATTAGAAAGAGAAATAGCTGCAGAAGATAAAGCTAGAAGAAAAGCTAAACTTGATGCCATTAAAAAAGAAGAAGAAGCAGAAAAAAAATTAGCTGATGCAAAATTAACTCAGGCTAAGACATATTGGGATGCACAATTGAAGCTAGATCAGGAGATAGCTATGCTAACTATAGATAATGAAAAAGAAAAAAATAAAAAACTTTTAGATTTGCAACACTTTGCAGAAAATGAAGCTATAACTAATATGAAAATATCTAATGATGAAAAATTTGAATTGAGAAAAAAGCTCAATCAAAAATTCGATATTTTAAGAAAACAAAATGTAGCTAGTGAAAAATTAAGCCAGGATCAGCAATTAACACTAGCATCAAATACTGCAGGACATTTATCTACTATATTAGGTCAAGAAACAGAAGCAGGTAAAGCTATGGCAATTGTTCAGACTACTATTGATACTTACAAAGGTGCTCAAGCAGCTTATTCTTCTTTAGCAGGAATACCAGTAGTCGGACCTGTATTAGGGGGTATTGCAGCTGCTGCTGCAGTTGCTATGGGTATAAAAAATATAGCAGCAATAAAGTCAGCAGGTGAAGATGGAGCTATTACTGATACAACAGCTACAGATACACCCACGACCTTTACTCATACACCTGCACCTGAAATGGTAAGCGGTGCATTTACTTTAGGTGGTGGTCAAGCACCTGAACCTGCAAGAGCTTATGTTGTGAGTGATGATATAACGCGAAATCAAAATAAACTTGCTATTATAAGAAGGAGAGCAACAATATAAAAATCAAATAAATAACCAATTAATATATTATATAATATGCCATGTAAAAAATGTAAAGATGGAAAAGTAAAATGGGGAAACACAGGAGAGTGTAAATACGATACTATTGCTGAATGTGAAGAAGACAATAAAGACTATTATGAAGAAATGAAGCCAACAAAGATTGTAGAATTATTAATAGATGAATCTTCAGAAGAATTAGCTATTGATGCTATTAGTTTAGTGACTGAACCTGCAATACAAGAAAACTTTGTCTATATGAGTAAGGCTAAAAACAATCTTACTTTAGCTAAAGTAGATGAAGATAAAAGAGTTATAATTAGCCCTGCATTAATACCAAATAAGCAGATATTTAGATATGATCCTAATACTGATTCAGAATACTATGTATATTTTAGTCCTGAAACAGTACGCAGAGCAAGTGAATTATATTTAAAACATAACAACCACCATAAAGCGACTTACCAACACCAAGATAGAGTAGCAGGAGTTTTAACTACTGAGAGTTGGATAATAGAAGACCCTAAAAGAGATAAGTCTAGTCTTTATGGTTTTGATTTGCCTAAAGGTACTTGGATGGTTAAGCTAAAAATATCTAATGATGAATTATGGAGTAAGATAAAAGATGGAGAATTAAAAGGTCTTTCTATTGAAGGATTTTTCACTAATAAGTTTGAGGGTATGCAAGATAAAGAACCTACAAGCAAAGAAATCTTAGAAGCTCTACATGAAATCATTATAGAAAATCAAAAATCAAACAAATAGAATAAGATTCTATTATATTATACAACTTACATTACTTAAATAAAAAAAATTACTATGGATATTAAAGAAAAGATACTATTAGCTCTAGGACTAGAAAGAGAAAAAGAAGTCAAATTAGGGTGGCAATCAAAAACTGAAGATGGTACTATTTTAGTATCAACTGCAGAAGAATTAGAAAATGGTGTAGATATTAGCGTTCTAACAGAAGATGGAACAACTATATTATTACCACCTGGATCATATAAGACAGATACAGGTCTAACTATAAGAGTTGAAGAAGAAGGTATTGTAGCAGAAGTTATAGAATCTGAAACTGAAGAAGATGATACAGTTGAAGAAGAATTAACTGAAGATTTAGCTGAAGAAGATAAAGAAGATTATGAAGAAGAAGATGATGATAGAAAAGAAGAAGCTGATGTAGCTGATTGGAAAGGAATGGAGAAACGGATTCAGAATTTAGAAGATGCAGTCGCTGACCTAAAGAGAGACAAAGAAGGTGGTGATGATGAAGTAGAGGAAATGACTGAAGAAGTAGTAGAGAAACCTAAGTCTATTAAGAAAACTGAAACAGTTGAATTTTCAGCTGAAGATGAAATTAATAAACTTAAAGAGGAGAATGAAAAACTTAAAACTGAGTTAGCAGAAAGTCCTGCAGATTCTCCAATTAATACAAATAAATTTAGTGCAGATAAAGTAGCGTTGTCAGCAAGAGACTACAAAAAATTATCTAAGCGTGAAAGATTTTTATATAACTTAAATAAATAATAACAAAAAAAAGAAAAAATTATGGCATTTAATGTAACATCAAACTATGCAGGTAAGGCGGCTGGATTCTATATATCGGCTGCTCTTAAGGAAGCAACAAGTTTAGACTACTTAACTATGATTGAAAATATCAAGTACAAGTCTAACATTCAAAGACAAGCAGGAAGCTCAGTTGTAAGAGACGCTACTTGTGACTTTACAGATTATGGAACTTTAGCTCTAACTGAGAAAGTTCTAGAACCAAAAAATTTACAAATCAATCTTGACCTTTGTAAAGCTAACCTATTAAGTTCTTGGGAAGCTATGCAAATGAGAGCAGGAGCAGGTGCACCACCTCCACCATCTTTTGATGACTATGTTATCTCTTATATGGGTGAGATTATTGCACAAGCAACTGAGAACTCTATTTGGGAAGGTGTAACAGGAACAAACGGAGAGTTTACAGGATTCTTAGGTGCAGCTGTTGGTTACTTATTACCAGGAGTTGATGGTACTGTAATTCAATCTTCTGCTTCAGGTGCTTATACTGCAGCTAACATTATAGCAAACTTACAGACTTTAACAACTGATATGGCTGCTAATACACCTGCTATTTTGAGAAAAGAAGATCTTCATATTTACATGAACTCTAAAACTTATGCTTTCTATGTGTCTGCAGTATCTACATTAGGATATGTTAATGCTTACAATATGAACGGAGAATATGAGCCAGTATTTGAAGGATATAAAATTGCAGTTTGTCCTGGTATGGCTGATAACCAATTAGTAGCAGCTGAGAAGTCTAACCTTTTCTATGGAACCGACCTATTAAGTGATAGTACTAGAATCGTTTTAATGGACATGAGTCAGCTCGATGGTTCAGATAATATGAGATTAGTTGCTAGATATTCAGGTGGTGTTCAAACAGGAGTAGGAGCAGATATAGTAAGACAATCATAAAACAATTACAAGAAGTGGGTGCTTCGGCACTCACTCCTTTAACTTTTAAAACTTAAAAACAATGGCGTGTACAGCTTTAACAAAAGGTAGAGGACTTGATTGTAATAGAATCAGTGGTGGAATAAAATTTATTTATTTCGCAGTTTATGACCAAGTAACTTCAATACCAACAGCAAATGGTGAAATTACTGATTTAGAAATGGGTTCTAATAGTCTATATAGATACACAATGCCACTTGGTGTTGCTAGTCTATCAGATACTATTACAGGCTCAAGAGAAAACGGAACGATATTTTATACTCCAACAGTAAACATTATACTTAACCGACTCACCAAAGAGGATCAAAATCAGGTGAAATTATTAGGGGCAACTAAACTTATCATATTTGCACAATTAAACCAAACAGTAACAGCTACAGGACATGATGTTATAGTGTGTTTAGGTAGTGTTAATGGAATGGAATTAAATGCAGGTACTATGGATAGTGGAGCAAGTTTTGCGGATAGAAATGGTTACACTCTAACCTTTGATGGCTTAGAACAACAGCCTTTCCAATTTGTACCAGACTTTACTACAAATCCATTTGACAATGGTGCGTTTACATTAGGTGGTGTAGTATCATCTTAGAATTTAATTAGTAGTTTTCATATATTCTTGGATTAGAGGGCTTATGCCCTCTTTTCTTTTGTTATAACAAATAAAAACAAAGTTTTTCTATTATATTACATACAAGGACATTATGATACAAGCTATTACGGAATCTTCATTCACTTTCTATATAAATACAGAAGCAAATCGTATTAATACTTCGGTTAGTTCTGATAAGATAAGATTTTTAATGAAGTTTACTAATGATATGGATAAGTCAGTTCAATATGCTTATTCAACTATTCATTTAGTCAATGACAGATATACTAAAATGTCATTTACTTATAATACTACTCCTGATGTATATACAGGTGCTACTAAACTATTACCTGCAGGTTATTATAAGTATGAAGCTTATGAAGTTAGTTGGACTGGTGCTGTAGCTATAAGTGCAGGTAATGCTCCAGTAACTGAAGATGATGTATTGCCTGTAGCTCCTACTCATGGAATCGTACAAGGGTTAGTTGCAATAGGCAAGATGAATGTAACAGAAAAATCAGGAACGCAGCAAGTTCAATATACACAAAGAAATGAACCAAGTGGAACTAACTACATTTGGTACGGACAATAACAATAAAAAAATTAAAAAATGGCAATAGAAAATGTACAACAATTACTAACAGAACAACTAGGTAAAAATGGTGGAACTGAAATCTTTACAACTGCAGCACAGACATCTAAAGACTGGTACTGCGTTTATTTCCCCGTTGAAAGCGTAGTAGCTTCAATAACAGTTGCAGATGCAACAGGAGAAGCTGCTTTACAAACTACTTTACCTGCAGGAACAACATTATTAATGAACGTAACTGCAATAACTTTAACTAGTGGTGTTGGAGTTGGTTATAGTGAAGGTATAACTACTTAAAATATGCTAACATTAAAATTAGGACATAGCCTATCTAATATAAGAGGTGGAGATGCTTATAAAAATGTTTATTCTTTAGACTTTGATGGAGTAGATGATTATGTTACTATGGGTGATTCTAACACATTTAGTTTCGGTGATGGTACAGATGATAACCCTTTTAGCTATTCATTTTGGATATATGCTGTAGATGTTACCAACTCAGGGCTTATAAATAAAGATGCTACTTCTAATGAAGAATACCATGCTCTTATAAGTAGCGGTAACAGATTTAGATTTAGACTTTACGATAATAGTACAAATGGTTATATTCAAAGTCAATTAAATGGAACAAGCAATACATGGGAAGGGAGTTGGAAGCATATAGTATGTACTTATGATGGTTTAGCTGCAGCAAGTGGTATTACTATTTATTTAAATGGCTCTGCAGCTGCACAGACTACATCTTCTAACGGATCATATACAGCTATGGAAAATACTACAGCTGCTTTAAATATGGGAAGAAGTGAAAGGGGTTCGCAATACTTTGATGGTAAAATAGATGAAGTTAGCTTATGGAATAAAGAGCTAAGTGAGGGTGAAGTAATTTCTATATATAATAGTGGTAAGCCTACAGATATAGGTAAAGAATCAGGGCTATTAGGTTGGTGGAGAAATGGAGATAAAGCAGGTACTTCTGTATATCCAACTATTAAAGATGATTCAACAAATAGTAATAATGGAACAATGACTAATATGGCTTCAGGTGATATTGTAGCTTCAGTACCTTAAAAATATGAATATGATTTATGTAATATACGATATGGCTGATGTATCTAACATTAATTTTTCTGAAGTGTATGAAAATAGTGAAGATACTTTAAGACTATCACTAGATGGTTCAAAAACTGTTTTAAAATTTACAGGCAATACTCCTACTTTTTTAGTAGGTTTAACTCAATATAACCATACAGAAATTAAGCAAATAATGCAATCTTCTGAATGGGTAACTAATGACTAATAAATATGAAAGATAATATCATCAATATAAACTTAGAAACAAGTACAGCTCCTGAAGTATCAGAAGTAAGAGGTAAGGACTGGATAGAATTTGGTACTAAAGACTGGAAGAACCTCTACCCTCAGTTTATTATTGACCTTTACTATTCTAGCTCAATTTCAGCGGCAATCATTAATGCAACAGCTGAGATGATCTCAGGAGAAAACCTAATAATAGAAGATGAAGATGATAGAGACTTAGAAGCTAGAACTAAGCTACAACACTTTATGGATAGAGCTAACTCTAATGAAAGCTTACATGAAGTTCTTAAAAAGGTAGCATTTGACTTTAAGTTACAAGGAGCATTTGCCCTTAATGTAGTGTGGTCTAAAGACAGAACTCAAATAGCTGAGCTGTATCACGTTGGAGTTGAGAAAATACGGTGTGCAAAGCCTGATGAATTTGGAAGGACACCAGGATATTATGTAAGTTCAGACTGGTCAAACACTAGACAAAACAAGCCAAAATTTGTACCTGCTTTCAATACTAATGATAGAACAAGTGCTAATCAAATCTTGTATTCAGGTCTATATAGTCCTAATATGAACTCTTATTATATATGCGACTATGTCTCTTGTAATAACTGGGCTTTAATAGATGGGCGTGTTTCTGAATATCACCTTAATAATATAAGTAATGGGTTTGCAGGATCATTTATGATTAACTTTTCAAATGGAATACCAACGCAAGAGGAACGCTTCCAAATAGAACAAAGTCTTACTGAGAAGTTCTGTTCAGAAAATAACTCAGGTAAATTTGTGCTAACATTCTCAGATGATAAAACTAGAACACCTGAAATAATGCCAATAAGTACAAGTGATTTGGATAAGAGCTATTTAGCACTCCAAGAACTTTTAACGCAGAACATACTTTCAGGGCATAGATGTACCTCTCCTATGTTGATGGGTATAAAGTCTGATACAGGGCTTGGAAACAACGCTGATGAGCTTAATTCAGCTGCTAACTTTTATCTTAATACTGTAGTTAAACCTTTCCAAGACCAAATAGTAAAAGTCCTTAGAAAAATCTTTAAGGTAAACAATATGGATATGCCTGTAGATTTTGTACAGTTAAAACCAATTACTGTTAAGTTTACTAATCAAGACTTGATGGCTGTAATGACACAAGATGAAATTAGAGAGGAATTAGGCTTAGAACCATTAGATGAAGAAGTAGTAGTACATGAGGATTTAGAAGAAGTAGGTATGATTGATGGAAAGCCTGTATTTGATACAATAGAAGAAGCTATAAATAAGGCTAGAGAGCTTGGTTGTGATGGCTACCATGAGCATCAATATAAAGGTAGAACTGTTTATATGGCTTGTGAAACTCATGATGAATTAATGGGCTTTAACCTTTCTGAAAAAACTGAACTAGATAAATTTATTGAAGAATATGGTGAGGACATTCCTGATGATTGGGAAATAGTGGATCAAGAAAATGCAGATGGTGAGCATGAGGATTTTGATTTTGAAGCAGAACTAAACAGGATAGCAAACGAAAAAATAGAATTAGCAAGTACAGGAACAGCAAGACCTAATGCAAGAAGTTCGCAAGATGGAGTTAATGATTCTTACAATGACTATTATAAAGTAAGATATGTATACACTAAAGATAGAGCATTAAGTCAGTCAGGAGAAACTAGAGATTTTTGCCAGTTAATGACTAGAGCTAAAAAGATATATAGAAAAGAAGATATACTACAAATGACTAATAGACCTGTCAATAGAGGTTGGGGGCCGAAAGGAGCAGCTACATACTCTATATGGCTTTATAAAGGTGGCGGAAATTGTCATCATTACTGGAGTAGAATAGTGTATAAAACATCACTAAGAAACGCTAAGTCTAGTATAAGTGATAAGCAAATAATATCAAGTGCTAAAGCATTAAGTGAAGGCTTTACTTTAAAACGTAATAGTGGACTAGTAGCAAAAGCACCTAAAAGAATGAAAAATAACGGATTTTTAAAACCAAGATAAATTATGGCATACGTTTTATTTATATCAGAAGCAAAGTTAAAAGATAGTACAGCAATCAACTTAAATGTTGATGTAAATTTACTACTACCTTATGTACGCCAAGCACAAAAGCTTTATGTAGAAACAAAGCTTGGAACTGATCTAACACAAAAATTAAAAGACCTTATTACTGCAGGTACAATAGGTAATGCAGGTAATGAAGCATATAAAACTCTAGTAGATGATTATATAGGTGAATTTTTGCCCTCTATGGCTCTTTATCATGCAATTCCTTTTTTAAGGTTTAAGATAGAGAATGGTAATATATACTCTAAGACCTCAGAAACAGGAACTGCTTTAAGTACAGAAGAAGCACAACACCTAAGAGAAGAAGTTAGAAATACTGGTGAGTATTATATGGAACGAATGATAGAATACGTTACTAATAACTTATCTAGCTTTCCTGAATACTCTACTAACTCAGGTGCTGATGTTAGCCCAGACCAAAACGCATATTACAATGGTATGAATTTAGAAAGACCAAGCCAACAAGGAACAAGATTAACCTTGCGTAACTTTTTAACTGCAGGAGACTAATGAAAAAACACTATAAGCCTAAAAAATTAAACATAACTAAACTTAAATCATATTTAAAAGATGCCACTAAAAGCAATAACAAAGGAAGTAGGAGAGGTAATAGGAGTAAATGCAACAATTCTTAGCATAACTACCTTTACTAATTTAGAGATATTTTTAAAGATATTATTATTGGTAGTATCTATAATATATACAGTAGATAAATGGTGGCACAATAGAAAGAAAAGAAAGAATAAATAATATGGATGTACCTACTAATAAACGAAGGAAACTAAATTCTAAAAATCCTAAGTATCAAAATAAGGTAAAAGATGATGTTAAAATTCATAGAAAACTTATTAAAGAAGTTAAGGGGGTTAAAGTGTATGGACTATTTATCCAATAATTTGGATCATAAAATAAACCTTTTAATTTTACGAGATACATTTACAGACAATTCTATTATTGGTGAGTTGTTTTTAAATGATGAATGGATGGCAGATACTTTAGAAAATCCTGATTTAAATAATGCTAAAAACATATCTTGTATTCCTGCAGGTGAATATACTGTAAGGGTAAGATATGCAGAAGAAAGTGGAAGCAGAAATTATGACCATCTGATAGTAGAAGATGTACCAAATAGAACTTATATATTATTTCATAGAGGAAATAAACCTAAAGATACAAGTGGTTGTATTCTAGTTGGAATAGGTCGTAAACAAGACTTTGTTAGTAACTCTATATTAGCTATGAATTTACTAATGAAAGAAATCTTTAACTTAGGCGAAAAGAATAAAATAAAATTAATAATCAAAAATAAATAACAAATGAAAAATTATATTATAACTAAGCTATTATCTAGCAAAAAGGTATGGCTAGGTTTAGCATCAATAATCATACCTCTAGTTGCTAAGGCATTAGAAGTAGATGAAGAAAGCGTAAGTCAAATTTGGTGGAGTTTAATCGCTATGTTAGGTGGTCAATCTTTAGCTGATTTTGGAAAGTCAAAGAAGTAATAGATTTAGATTAAAGCCACATGAAATTGCGGCTGTTAAAAAAATGCGAGAAACCGAGACTAGAAACATTCTAGTTATCGGTGACTTGCATGAGCCATTTTGCTTAGATGGTTATTTAGAATTTTGTCAAGAGCAGTACGAAACCTGGAACTGCAATCAAGTAATTTACATAGGGGATTTACTGGACTCACACGCTTTTAGCTACCATGAGCCTGATCCTGATGGGCTTTCTGCAGGTGTTGAATTAAAATTAAGTATAGAAAAAATAGCTAAATGGTATGAAGCCTTCCCTTATGCTGATGTGTGTATTGGAAACCATGATAGAATGGCTTCAAGGAAAGCTATGACTGGTGGAATACCTGCAGCCTGGATAAGGTCTTATAATGAAGTACTAAATACTCCTAATTGGAACTGGGTTGAATCCGTAATATATGATGATGTGCTTTATGAACATGGAGAAGGTGGTCAAGCACAAACAAAAGCAAAGAATAATCTAATGTCAAGTGTGTGTGGTCATACGCATACTGAAGCATACACTAGGTGGTATGTTGGAAAGAGATATAGAGTATTTGCTATGCAAGTAGGCTGTGGGGTTGATGCTTCAACTTATGCAGCTGCTTATGCAAAAAACTTTAAAAAACAAGCCATAGGATGCTCTGTAGTGCTAAACAATGGTACACTACCTATAAATCTTTTAATGCCCTTATAATGCGTTTAAATGATTCTACAAAGCTAACCCTACTATATTTCATACTTATAATAATAGTGTTGCTCTTTTCTATATAAAATTATATTAACATACTTATTGTTAATAACTTTGTAAATAATTCTGTTAATATAGTTGTTAATATAAAATACTTTTGTAATTTAGCACCATTATTAATCAAGAATATATAACATGAATTTAAAAGAATTTTTTAGAAACCTAGACCCTACACCAGGTAAACTTAGCCACTTAAATACAGTTGTTAAAAGTCAGAAAAAAAGGATAAACGATTTAGAGCAACGTAATGTAGTTCAACGAAGAACTTTAACAGAAGCACATAAAGAGATAGTTGAATTGAGAAAGAAAGACAAAGAATTATCTAACAAAGTAGCAGCTAAATACAATAAATAAAATGAATAAATTAAACTTTAATGTAGATAACGCTGGATGGTGGTTAGATGATGAAGAAGAAGAAGTTGTATTATATAACAAATCAACCCACGAAGAATATAGATTAGATGCAGAACTCTTTAAAAAAGAATTATGGACTAATAAAAGTTTAGATCCTACTGAGGTTGATTGTTTAGGCGAAAGGTGTATATTAGAATTAGAAGGTGACGATTATAATATATATGACGAATGGAGTATTCAAGAAATTGCAGAAGTATTTTACTATAAATATAAAAGATAATGACAAAGAAAAAAGAAACAAAACCCGATTTAAATATGTTGCCCGAAACTATACATAAACGGTTGCATTATATTAACACTATGTATTGTTTAGACGGTGACATGACACTTTGCGGCCAAGACGAATACGGCAAAGACTTTACACTTTCAATAGATCTATACGAAGCAATAAATTGGATAGATCGAGAAGAACTTAAAAAGAAACTAATAAAACACATAAAGGAAAATTAGTATATTTAACATTTATTAACTTAATAGCTTGTGGCTTAACCACTAAATTAAAATGACAAGTACAGCAAAAACTAGCACTATTAAAAAAGTAGTAAACGTTAATGAATATGATGGTAAATTTGGTAAGACCTTTTACCACCATTTAGAAATGGAGAACGGAGACAAAATTGATATAGGTAAAAAGAAAGCACAACTTGAAGGTTGGGAATTAACCTATGACATTATTGAATTTGGAGAACAAGAATTTAACAAAGCAAAAGCAGTAGTTCCTGAAGGCTTTAAACCTAAAACCTTTAGCCCTAAAACTCAAGGTAAGTCTGATGATGTTCAGTTAATGATTGTTAAACAAAGTTGTTTGAAGTGTGCAGTTGAAAATGATAAGACTGGTGATAGAAGTAAGATTGTAGATGATGCTCAGTATTTTACAGATTGGGTAATGGATAATGCCAAGAAAGAAAGCAAAGATAATAACGATTTTCCTTTTTAATATGACAGCAAAAGACAATTTTATAGATATATGCAATCTAACTACTAAGGTTATGAAGTTGCGAAAAGGTGCTTTGTATAATAAATGCAGGTTACAAAAGTATCAATTACCTAGAATGGTTGCAGCTGTTATAGCTAGAACTGAAGAAGGTATAAAGCATGAAATAATTGCTGAGGTTTTAAATAGGCATAGGGCTTCAGTTTATCACTATGAAAAAGCACATCAAGGCTATTACTGTTGGGAAAAATATCGTAATATATTTAATAAGGTCTATACAGCTTATAAGACTATTGAAGATGGTAAAAAGATATTTAAAAATAAACGTACAATGAAGAAGTATTTACTTAATAATGGAGTTGAAGAAAATGCAAAACTTGAAGCTAATATCCTTATTATTTCAGGTAAAGCTAAAACAATTATAAGTACCTCATATATGGATTTTTCAAATCAATTAGAAAAGATTAAGTTTGCATTGAAAGAATATAAATATGAAATGCAGATTTTATGACAGAAAAGCCTAATTATTATGCTATTATACCCTCTAATGTTAGATACTCTAGTTTAAAGCCAAATGCTAAACTCCTTTATGGAGAGATAACAGCACTAAGCAATAAGCTAGGGTATTGTTTTGCAAGTAACTTTTATTTTGCTGATTTATATGGAGTTAGTAAGAATACAGTTTCAAGATGGTTAAGTGATCTTAATAAATTAGGCTTTATAACTATTAAAATAGAACGTAACAGTAATAAAGAAATAACAAAAAGGATTATAGGTATAGTCAAAAAAGATGATACCCCTATATACGAAAAAGTCAAAGGTAATAATACAAGCATTAATACTACAAGTACTAATAAATATATAAGGGAGAAGTTTGTAAATGAGGTTATGACTTTTGATTATCCTAAAGAAATGTTAGATGATTTTATTAATTATTGGTGTGAAGGAAAAAAGAAAATGCGTTTTCAAAAACAAAGTACCTTTGAAATAAAGTTGCGATTAGTACGTTGGGCTAAAAACCAAAAACAATGGAGTAAGCCAAAAAACACTATGAGTAAACTAGATTCACAAATTAATGAATGGCAAAAAGCAAAAGATTTATTATGATAAAATTACTAAAACAAGAAGATTTAAAAGAACTAACTGAGAAGGTATTAGATTTAATTGCTAAAACCTCAGTAGAAATAGGACATAAAACTGATGCTAAAACAATGGTAAGTTTAGCTAAGATTTTTTCTAATGATCTAATTAAAGAAAAACGCTTTGCTAAAATGACATTTAACCAAGTGCAAGATGCCTTTCATCAAGGAGTAAGATTCGGTAAAGATGAACCATTTTTAAATATAAGAACTTTCTATAAGTGGACTTATGCTCATAAGAAAGTAATAGATGATGCAAGGTATCAAGTTGAAATGCTTAATCAAAAAAACGTACCCTTTTATCAAGAACCTTTAAAACTTTTAAAATGACAACATTACAAATTTTATTAATGATAACAATCTCAGTTATGACAGGTATCTTAATTGGAGTTTTATATACTTTTATGATCTTATATAAAGATTTAAAAAATGCAGTAAAAGAGTTGGATATAATGGAGCAATATGTAGAAGAATTATTAGATGAAAAATATAACAGAATAGATCAAGAATACTTTAACGAAAATTAAAATAACATGGCACTACTAACTAACAAACTACAAGAAAAAGTAAGACATATACTAATGGAAAAACCTGAAGCAAGAGATTGTGATAGAATACTTACAGCAATAATATGGTATGAAGAAGCTAAAGACGAAACTATAGTATGGCATTTAAACACTTTCTTTAGAAATTATGTTGACGGAAAACTAACACTAGCTGACAGTATAACAAGAGCAAGAAGAAAGCTTCAAGAAGAAGATAAAACACTAAGAGGTAAAAACTGGTATAAGCGTAAAGGTAGAGCAGAAGAAGTAAGACAAGAAATAATAGATTATAAATATCAATGAAAAAAAAGACCATATCTAAATTAAAGAAAGAGTTAGATAAATGGTTTAGCTTATATATTAGGCTTAGAGATGCAACAATAGATGGTATGGTAATGTGCATAACCTCTAAAAGACTTTACTATTATAAGAACATTCACGCAGGTCATTTTATTTCAAGAAGGCATTTAGCAACTCGGTGGTGTGAATTAAATGTAGCTCCACAGTCGGCTGCAGATAATTTATTTGGACAGGGAGAACAGTATAAATTCGGTATAGAGTTAGATGCTAAATATGGTGAAGGTACAGCATTAGAATTACAAGAAAAATCTAAACAAACTGTTAAAATTAGTAGAGCTGAATATGAAGATAAAATAAGTTATTACAAATTGGCTGTTAAAAACTTAAAAAAAGAAAAAGGAATTGAGTAGATATTTTTATAACTTTGGATCATGCTAAAACCAATATATGCAAGTAGAAAGCATGAAGTAATAATAGAACCATACATAATGCTTACTAAAGACTTTATTAAAGACATATCTAATGAAACTAGATATAATAATTTTTTAGATGTATTAGAAATAGTAATAGAGTATCATAATAATTATGGTAAAGGAGTTAGGGGGGATAATTATTGGGATTGGTTAATGATTTTACCAATTAACTTAAACGTTTTAACAAGTGGATTTTTAGCAGCAATAGAAGATGATGCAAATGGTGGATCAGTAAGAGCATATAAACTTTTACTGACTGATATGGTGCATGAAGTAGTAGAGAAGATAGAAAACCTAGAGCCACAAAGTGAATAAAATATATATTGAAATATCAAAGTTAAGTGATAAATTTAGGACAATGTGTTATGGATTAACTACAAAGAAAGAAGATATAGATAACGCAGTACAGGATTTAATGCTATATTTTATGGAGATGAATCCTGAAAGTTTAAAAAAAATATGGGAGAATGATGGAAAAAAAGGTATAATAAGTTATGGAGCAGTTGTTCTTTATAGAGCATTAAACAGCCCAAGAAGTCCATTTTACTATAAATATAAAAAATACTATACACATATTGACAATGCTTGTTTCAGCAATAGTTATAATTTTAACAATTGTGATATGGTATGGGCTGTTGCTAATAATAAAAACATATCAAACATTCCAAATGATGAAACGGAAGGGAGATGGAAAAAATTAGAAGATATAGATATTCAATTAGACTTGTTAGAAAGTTGGTATGATAGAGAACTATTTAAGCTGTACTATTATGAAGGGAACACTTTAGATAGCTTGGCTGAGAAAACAAAGATAAGCAGAAATAGCTTATTCACTACAATAGATAAAGTAAGGACAATAATAAAAGAAGAATTAGCTGATGAATAAATTTTTTGTACCTAATGACATCTATGAAGATAGAATAGCAATATGCAAATCTTGTGTTTACTATAAAAGTTTATTAGGCAATTGCTCCATTTGTAAATGTTTCATGAAAATTAAGTCAAGAATTGCAAGTCAATCTTGTCCGCAGAAGTATTGGGATAAAACAATAGAAGTAGAAACACCTGATGATTTACCTAAAGAAATGATAGAAGAAATACTAAATTTATGGGATGACTTAAAGACAGGTAGAGCAAAGAATCAAAGAGCTAAGTCTAAGATGATAGAACTATACAACGCTATTCATAACACTAATTACAGTACCACTACTGGTTGCGGATCATGTATCTCTACTTGTTATGATGGAATAAAAAAACTTTATTTTAAATACAATGAGTAAAAAAACATATAAAGGAATTAAAACAATTTTAAAAAACCATATCAATAGTAAAATAAGGAGTTTATGGACTTATAAAGATGATAACTTTACTTGGATTTATGACAATTATAAAGGTGATGAAAGAATCTACACACCTTATCAATTACTAAGATTAATAGAAACTTTAGACTAATAAAACTATGACAAACGAAATACCTAAATACTATAAAGGCAAAAACGGATATATGGCTAAAGATGTTGTAAGCAATTTTGATTTAAGCTACAATATAGGTACAGCTTGTACTTATCTTTTAAGAGCAGGAAAGAAAGCGGGCAATCCTGCAGAGCAAGACATAAGGAAAGCAATAAATCATTTACACTTTGAATTAGATAGATTATATACCAAATGACATTATATAAGTGTATATGTGGTAAAGAAGAAAAGCATTTAAATAAAACTACATTAGTTTATAAGGATAAAAAATGGGTAGCTAAAGAGGCTCAATGCAGCTGTGGTAAATACATGGATAGCGAACCAACTGAAGGTATGCCAACTATAGTAAGAAACGATAGTGCTTTAAGTAATGGAGATAAGCTATGGTCAGGAGCAAAGGAAAAACTAATAGGTGAAAGAGGTGTAAATGAACCATTTGATTAAATAATTAATAAAAATTTCTATTATATATTATGAAACAACAAGTTAAGATAAGTCAGATAAAGCCTAATAAAGATAACCCAAGACTGATAAAGAATGATAAATTTAAAAAGCTAGTAAAGTCTTTACAAGAATTTCCTGAGATGTTAAAGCTAAGACCAATAGTTGTTGATGAAGAAATGATGGTTTTAGGTGGAAATATGCGGTTAAAGGCTAGTAAAGACGCAGGACTAAAAGAAGTATGGATAGAAATAGCAGAAGGATTAACTGATGAACAAAAGAAAGAGTTTATAGTAAAGGACAATGTAGGCTTTGGAGAATGGGAATGGGATATGTTAGCTAATGAATGGGATAGCGTACAACTTGCTGAATGGGGTTTAGATGTATGGCAGAATGAAGATGAAGTAAAAGATGCTGAAGATTTATATAGTAAAAAAATTGATGCACCCATTTATATTCCTAAAAAAGAAAAGCCAATAATAACTGAATTAATAAATCAAGACAAAACTAATGAATTAATAAGTAAAATTGAAATATCTAATATAAGTAAACAAGATAAGCTATTTTTAAAACAAGCAGCATTTAGACATACAGTATTTAATTATAGTAATATTGCTGATTTTTATGCCCATTCAAATAAAGAAGTTCAAGAATTAATGGAAGATAGTGCTTTAGTTATAATTGATTTTAATAAAGCTATTGAGAATGGATATGTAAATTTATCTGAAGAAATAATTACAAAATATAAAAATGAATATGAATAATTTTGCAGTTTTTATTTTAACTTATGGCAGACCGAATAAAGTAGATACATTTTCTACACTAAAAAGACAAGGTTATTCAGGTAAAATATATTTACTTTGTTCTGAAGATGATGTTACTATAAATGAATATAAAAAAATTTATGGTAAACAAGTAATAATATTTTCTAAAGAAGATTACAAAAATACTTTTGATATAGGAGATAACTTTGATAATGACAAGGTTGTAGTTTATGCAAGAAACGCAAATTTTGTAATTGCCAAAAAATTAGGAATAGAATATTTTTTACAATTAGATGACGACTACACAGGTTTTCAATATAAAATACCGACTAAAAGAAAACTATTAGCAAGAGATGTAAAAGATTTAGATTGGCTATTTAAACTATTTATAAATTTTTATAAAACTGCAAAAATTAAAAGTATAGCATTTGCACAAGGAGGTGATTATATTGGAGGAACTGCAAATGCAAGTAATAAATCAGAAGGAAGTAAAAGGAAGCTAATGAATTGCTTTTTTAATTGCACAAACAATCCTTATCAATTTTATGGTAGAATTAACGAAGATGTTACTTGTTATGTTGTTAATGGAGGAAAAGGTGATTTATTTCTTACTCAATTTAATATCTCAGCAAGGCAAGGTATGACACAGCAGAATAATGGAGGATTGACAGATTTTTATTTAGATACAGGAACTTATTATAAGTCTTTTTATTCAGTAATGATGTCTCCTAGTAATGTAACAGTTGCAGGTATGGGTTGGAAAAATATAAGATTACATCATAGAGTAAGTTGGAATAATGCAGTGCCTAAGATTTTAAGAGAAAAATACAAAAAGTAATGGAACAAAATAGAACAAAGATTAACAAAGAGAGATTATTAAAAGCATTAGAGTCAAGTCTAGGAGTAATTACTACAGCTTTAAAAGCAACTGACCTAAGCAGAACAAACTTTTATAAGTGGCTAAAAGAAGATGAAGATTTTGCAGCTAAGGTTGAAGAAATAGAAAACATACAGCAGGACTTTATTAAGTCAAAGTATTATGAATGTGTAAAAGACAAAGTACCTTCAGTTGTGATACACGCTGCAAAGACTAGACTTGGCTGGAATGAAACAAACAAAGTGGACTTAACATCAGGTGATGAAAAGATAAAAATAAACATTGACCTTAGAGATTAATCCTGAATTTACTAAGACACAAAAAGAGTGTTTAAAC